TGTCTTAGTTGCTTCTCCCGCTCCATAGAAAGATACCATGTTTTGAGATTTAGCGCCCTTAGCTAATTCTTCCCAAGTTAACCCTGCATTTCTTAACGCAGGAATCTTTAAGAAGTCTGGATCATTAATTGTGTCCATAGCAATAATATCATATAATCGATTTTTCTGAGGGGTAGCTAAAACATTGCTAACCATAGAAATTTGGCGATCACCAGTAGAAAGACCAATAATTTGTGCTCCGCTTGATGAAGCATCGTTTTCAATCATTAGCCTTGTTTTGTACTTTGCAAGTTTAGATACAGTAAAGTCGCCACCTGTAGCATCGTGTATACGTTTGTATTCTAAAGCCATTCTAGCCATTTTAGGAACTTCTGGACCTTCTAAACCTTGTATAAGAGGATGTTCTAAGAACTGCCGCATACGCCTGTCACGTTGCGTTGTTGACTGAAGTATTCCTCCAAGATCTCGCAAAGCCCGTTCATTTCTGCCGAAGATTGCAATTCTACCTGCTTGAGTTAACGCTTCGGTCCCTGGACCTATCATAGCACCAAGTTGAATACGTAGCTCACGCATAGCTATCGGAGTCATGCGGACAGTTTGCCCTGCATTAAGAAAGGGTCTAACAAGCTCTCCCCCCGTAGGTGTTAAGTAACCACGGTGATATACTCGACCACGCGAGTCGATAAACACTTGAGTCTTAAAAGATTTTCCACGTTGTCTATGCCACTTTGCAGTGGTCATTAAACCGTAGCCTTGTTCACCACGATTTAAAATCTCATGGCGCAGCTCATTGATAGAATCGTAGTATTTGCTCTTCCCTCTTGGATCCCGAAAACGCACAATGTCATCCATAAAGTCAAAAAACTCGCCATCGACTTGGTACTCCGTGTTAGATACGTGGTTCATCATTTTAGCCATGTCACGGTCAATTTGTTTGGGATCATAGTCGGCAAACTTGTCTGCTGAAATAATAGGAACTCCTGTGTCGTTGCCTCTAGCATCAGAAAAAGTTTTCTTGCCAGCCTTAACGTAAAGCCTGTCTCTATCGTTAACAACACCAAGTCGCCTTGCTATAACAGTTCTACGCTCTGCTTCCTGAAGTAGGATAAGCTTTTTATCTACTACAGTAACTTCCCTAGAAATAGTATCTGACCAACCACCTGTTGCGCGACCTGTCTCTACATCCATAACACCTCTCCGAGTTTTACCCCTGAACTGTACTTTTATGTATCCACTTTTAGCCATAAAGTCTAGTATACGAGAACCATCTTTATGATGAGATTTAAGAGTCCTCTTTAATGGCAACACTGTGCCAAAATCATCAGTAAACTTTTTACCAATGTTAATAGCTAGAGTGTCATAGTCTGTAGACTGCCCTGAAGAGATTAGCTTAGCAATTTTAGTTATACTTCTTAGAGCCTTGTCATCCATAACTTTCGAAGACGGTATTTTCTTTCGATTAATAAACTCAAGATCTACAATACCACGATAACTTTCTTTTACAGAAGAAACATTTTTAGTCCACCAACTATCTGAAGGCTCTTTGTCAAATTTCTTTTTAAAGTCCTTGTATCGTTTCCTTAAGGGGATTACTTTATTTAGAAGATTTTCTTTAAATTCTTTCTTACTAGGATACTTAGTATACAGACTTTGAAAGTACACCCGCATGGGTGCTCTGCCTGTAAAGTAAAGTTTTCTTGAAAGCTTCTTTCCTTCAGTAGATCTCCATTTGTCTATGTAGCGCTGATCTTTTAGAAGGTTTTTATTTAATTCATCTAAAGTATAGTACTTGCCCATTATTTGAACTTGAGGTTTATCTTTAGAAAGATAACTAACAAACATTTCTGAGCGTTGTCTAGACCTGACGTCTAAAAGCCGTGAAACGTTTTGTACAGCAAAGCGGTTTTCTGCTCTCATAACAGAAGCAAAATCACCCCAAGGAGTTTTGTCCTTAGCGTAACGCTGAAACACTACTCTTAGATTTTCAATAATAACTGTTTGTTGGTTTAGAGATATTTTGTCATTCAAGGAAGAGGCTATATTTTCTATAAAATCTTTTTGCTGGATTGTAAGATCTTTTGCATTACGCATAAAGTCAATACGCTCTTGATAAAGATTAAAGTCAGGATCATAAATGTTATTGTTCTTAATTTCACCCGTTAAGGGGTCTGACGAGAAGTTTCTTTCATCAAATTGATTTCCAACCCTTCGCCTAGAAGCTGCTTTACCCTGTAAGCTAGTACCCTTATAGTCAGTAAGAGACATAGTTTTGTTAAAGTCATCTGAGTCTAACAAAAGCATATTTCTTAAGTCGTCTCTGTATTTTGGGTTGTTAAGTAAAGAGTTAGGAGTCTTTGAGTCTACAGACACTCCTTCGGATTTTATTTTCTGCCGAGGTTTAAACACTGTAGTAGCTGCTGTTGCCCTAGCTCTTAAGGCTTGTATGCTTAACGCTTTCCCCTTGGGTGTTACAAACTCATTAGCTTTAAGCTTACCTTGTCGAAAAAGATTAGCAGCATCTTCAGAACCTAACATTTTAGTTTGAATATCCATCGACTGAGTTTTCAACCATGTTCCAAAGTCTTTAGTTTGAGGTGGCAACCCATTTAACTTTTGGGGGTCTTTCGTTTTAAGCGCAGTAATTCCAAGGCGCGGCGACGATACTTTAAGCAGTTCTTCCTTAGATTTAAGAACTGGGACCATAGATGATCGACAATTCCAGTGAAGGGGAGGTTCATAGCTTCTGTCTCCTACGTCATAAATTTTTCCATTGTGATGGGTACAAATAGGGCTTGTCTTAGCGTCTAAGATTGCCGTAAACATGTAACCCTTAATTATATCTTTGTTTTGTTCTGCTACTCTGTGAACAGCTGCAGACTGTGTAGAAGTAATAGCGGTACGAGTTAGAGTCTTTGCTTGGTGTTCTGTTAGCTTTGTAGTTTTCATTACATCAGCAATAATAGCTTTTTTACTAGCACCTTTAGCAAGCCCTGCTTTTACTTTAGACTGTATACGCACTAACTCTCCCGCAGAGATATTAGAAACGTTTTTAGTAATACTTCGAGTACCTTTAATATTTGGTCCAGTAATTTCACCGAGGATTTCTTTAGCCCTTGGTCTTTGAACCTTGTAGAAGTCTTTTACTTCTCTGTACAGGTTGTTTGTAGAAAAGTCTAGTTGAGAGGTTGAGAACTCTTTTAAACTTGTGTTGTTATGCACAGCGAGTTCTTTGCCGAACCTGTTCATTTCTTTTTGTAGGTCGGCTCTAACATTTCCACTCAATAGAGTTTTTAAATTGTTTCTGTGTCTTTTTAAAATCCTGCGATTTTGAAGTTGTACACCTTCTTCATATAGCCGTACATCGCCCATGTGGTCAACAATACGGTCAAAAATTTTGTCATTAACGTTCATCTAGTCCACCATTGTAGAGTTAGAGAGGGTGTGTCTTACTATTAGACCATGCCCAAAGAAGACAGTTACCAACGCTGTAGGCTGGACCTTTCTTCTCTGGGTGATGGTTTAATCGAAGACGCTTGTACCACGCTATAAAGCCCTTATAACGTGTCATTTTCCTTTTTTATTTCCAGGTGATTTCTTTTTTATTTGAATATTTTCAAATTTAGAATCTTCTGATTCAGGCTTAGGCTTAGGTTTTTGCCACTTTTTTTTAAACCATTTAAACATTATTCCATTTCCATATTATCGTCTGGCGGCTGATTAGTAAGGGGGTCTGTCTGAATAGCTGCAATAGCTGCTTCATCATCGTAATCAGAAGGAATAAAGTCATTGTACTTAGCAACCGATACGAAAGTATCCCGTGGAATAAGACCTGACTGATACCATTCAGTAACCAAACGCATTGGCCCTTCACCACCAACAACTGGTGCAAAGTCTGCTGAGAGAGTAAACTCAACATCGTTGCCTGTGTACTGTGTGTTGTACTTCCAGTTAAGCATAAAAGAAATTACTTCCCGCATAATATGAGATACTTTGGCATTAAGAGTACCTAGCTGTGCTGTTTGAGAAGCGTTTCGGATTTCTAAAGCAATACCTGACTGTGCTGTTTCAGGAGAAAGCATTCGGATACCCATCTTAGCCATTTCTTCTACGGTCTTTGTAATAGCAGTATCCATGTCATTTAAGGCGCTTGTAGGTGTTTCAAGAACACTAACAGACTCGTCTTTACGTACCCGTAACCACGTACCTAGCCCTGCAGACACCAACTCTTCAAACTCTTCGTCTGTCATGTCAGAAGAGACAATAGGGGTATAGGTCGCAGCCCCGTATAGTAGGTGGTTCCTACGTGATACCTTGTTGTACAGAGAAACCTCACGATCAATAAGAGGCATGAGCACTGGTTCAACAGGTTCAATATGACCGTTGAGAGGCCAAGCAGGAATTCGTTTAAGACGCTCACCAAACATTTGAGGAGTTATTGTGTCGTACTTTTCAAATTGTGTTTCTGTACGGATATCTTTATAGTCTTGTGTTACTTCGCCGTTAAGAACTTTAAGTTCTGCGTAAGTATCTTTTTGGCGGTAGTAATCCATAACAAGATAGCCGCCTTCATCTAAGTAGTGATCACAGACAGTATCTACGTAGTTAGGATGCCAAGGGTTTTCTTCGTCAAACTCTTCAGTTAAGTACCTCAGTACTAGTCGAGTAAGAGTTCTTTGTCGAGTAATTGGATGAACATCTACTTGGTAGTTAATGACGTTTTCAGCCTTAATAATTACTGGATAAGGCGCAATCATGTTACGCTCTTCAGGGGTTAAAGCTTCTTGTTGTTCTTCGGTAAACTTCGGGTAATCAACTGACACCCAACAGCGCGAGGTCTGAAGTTCCTCCCATAGAGCGGAGTCAAGGAAATTAAAGAGAGAACGACCATCCAAAGTAAAATTTGTTTCAATCCAATCTAAAGCCTCTTCTGGAATTCCTTCGGGAAGGGTTAGTTGTGATTTTTTGCGTAACAAGGAACTAATTAATACTTTACAGTACTGCGCGGTTAACCCTGAGAGTTCTGCTTCAGCTTTGTAAAAATTGTACTGAGCTTGAGTCATAGAAGGAGAAAATGGCAACAAAAGATTAGAGTAGTCAGTTGCCAGAGTAGTGTCGTGCGCCTTTACATTAGCCTCCCCTTGAAGAATCGCTCTTGCTTTTTTCCATAAAGGAGTAAGAGAATGATAAGCATCACTAGGGTCTGCTACGGACTTCTTAACTGTTTTAGTAGTAGTAATTTTCTGTGCCATAGGGATTCCTTACCATTTAGCTTTGTTTGCCCAATAAGCAGCAGACATTTTTCCTGAGTTAAAAGGAGTACCCAGAATTAACTAGGTACCCCGAAAGAGGAACGGTCAGCTTGTAGGGATATCATAAGCTGTTCCTCAGTAAACTTATATCATAAGCGATCACTATTTTTGTGAATATTCTTTTTATAAGTCTGAAAGAAAACTTGCAAAGAAAACAAGGCCAATTATACCGCCTACCGCAGTGATTACTATTAGCCCAATGCCAACCCTAAACATTATTGTAGCTAATACTTTTTGCCTATGCGCTTCTGCAGCAACCCTCTTCTTTCTTGAAGTTGCTTGAAACTTTACCCAGTCATTCCACAATCCCGGTCGGCCTGACCATATCATAAATTCTTTAAGTTCTTCTTCATTTTTACGAATAGACTCTAATGCAAGAAACTCTTCCATGTCATTAACCGCATCGGGATCACTGAATAGGCTGTTTTTCTTCTTTTTGACTTTATCTTCTAATTCTGTT